TAGCCCTAACCGCGCTTCGAACCGCCGCGCTAAACCTTGTAACTACAGCAAACCCATATGTGATAATGGCAGCCGCCATAGTTGCACTAACCGCCGTAATGGTTGTTCTCGAAGTCAAATTCCAATCAATATCAAAAGCAATGGAAAAATTCGGCAACGGAATAATGGTTGTGACAGGCCCGCTGGGCGTACTGATTGGCATGTTACGCAAACTAGATAATTTGCGCGAGAGTCTTGGCGGTTTTGATTTGGGCGGAATAAACATTCCTGGCTTCGCTAAAGGCGGCATTGTTACGCGCCCCACATTGGCGATGATTGGCGAAGCTGGCCCTGAAGCTGTAGTTCCATTGTCAGGCCCACACGCAGGCAATTTTGGCGGCGGCGGCGGGTTGACCGTGAATGTGACTGGCGGCCTGGCTACCAGTAGCGAAATTGGGCAAGCAATCGTTAACGCAATTCGAGCCTATAACCGTTCAGCGGGGCCAGCCAATATACAGGTGGCCTAATGGCGGGAACAGCGGTAGTTCAATCAGGTGACTATGAACTAGAGATTGATACAGGATTTTTACAGGATGCGTTCATTTTGGATTCGGCAACCGCAGGAATTTTGAACAATACGACATATGTTCTTGACGGAACAACAAATTTTGCAAGCGTGCTTGAAGGCTGTGACACCGTGAACATTAAACGCGGGCGGCGCGATATTGGCGATCAATTCAGCGCGGGCACCATGACATTCAACATGATGGACACTTCAGGAATCTTCAACCCATTTGATGAACAATCGCCCTACTGGGATTCGACTACCCAACAGCCAGGGCTAGCACCAATGAGAAAAGTTAGGTTTGCCAGGTACGACCTGAACAATGTTAAAGAATATCTGTTCACAGGATTTATCGTTAACTATGATTACAACTTCGCGCTAGGCGGAATAGATACAGTCACCGTTTACTGTGCTGATGATTTCTATTTATTGTCACAAACTTATATGGATGAATTTAATGTCAGCGAACAATTATCAAGTGCGCGCGTGACCGCTGTTCTTGATCTACCCGAAGTTAACTTCCCAGCTGGTCAGCGTGACATTGCCACAGGAACCCAAACGCTAGGCGGTTCGGCGGCGTTCACAATAGAAAACGGAACATCGGTTCAGGCATATTTGGCGGCAATCAACCAGGCCGAACAGGGCAGGTTGTTTATGTCTCGAGAAGGCGATCTGACATTTGATGCCAGGCTAGGAAACACCCTTTCGGCATCGGTAGCAGACTTTCACGATGACGGAACAAACATCCCCTATAGCGGGGTTGGCATATCGTTTCAAGCTGATCAAGTTGTGAATCGCGCGAGCGTAACTATTTTGGGTTCTAATAATCCGCAAGTTGCCGATGATGCAGCCAGCCAGGCCCAATACTTTATTCAAAACCAGTCAATCACTAACAGCCTTTTGCATGATGACACCGCCGCGCTAACCCTGGCTAACTACCTTTTGGAACCCCAGCCAATCGCCCGATATACAAGCGTTCAGACCGCGTTTGTGTCGCTTACTGATGCCCAGCGAGACACCGTAGCCATCATTGACATAGGGCAAACAATCACGATAGAAAAGACATTTACAAGCGGCGCGGGAACGACTGAGCTAGCGCAAGAACTAGCTGTTGAAGGTGTCGAGCACAACATCACCAATTCGTTTGGTCATTCCATCGCGCTATTTACTTCGCCAACGGTCATTGTTTATGAGCTAATTTTAGATGATGCGGTGTTTGGGGTTATCGCCCCGTCACTCAATGTTTTAGGGTAATCTAAAATCACTATGACTACACCCTTCCCATTTGTCGCCGCGCAAGTCTTGACCGCAAACGAACTTAATTCAATAACAAATTTACCTTCATCAACTAAGACCGCTAACTATGTTTTAACGATTGCTAACGCAGGCGCGCGTGTCCTAATGAACGCGGCTGGTAGCACAACGATCACGGCTAACACATCAATTTTTAGTGCTGGCGATGTTGTTGAATTATCTAACATTGGCGCGGGTGTTTGCACGGTCACGGCGGGAACAGCGACAGTTTCGAGTGCTGGGCCGTTAGCCATTCCGCAATATGGTGGTGGGCGTTTGGTGTTTACTTCGGCTAGCGCAGCGATCTACTTTCCGTCAGCGGTCACGGTAGCCGCGCCAGCGGCGGCAGGTCTAACTTTGGTTACAACGGCAACTTTAAGCGGTACAGGTTTTACTCTCTCGAATTGTTTTAGCGCAACTTATCAGCATTATTTATTTTTCATAAATAATATGAGTACCGCTTTAGCGGCAGGTCAAGTCAGAGTGCGACTAGGTACGGGCACAGCTCACGATTACAATTCGTTATATACGAGTATTGGCGCAAACTGGCTTACTAGCACTTCTGCTACTGGTGGAAACTATTTTGAACTTCAATTCGGGGCGATAGATACTTATGCTCAAATCTGGTTTAATTCGCCTTTTTTGACTGTTGCAACGAATTTTTGGTCAATGTCGCAAACCATAGGCGGACAAAGTATAGAAACAACAGGGATGGAAACTTCGTCAACATCTTTTACTGATGTAACTTTTAGTAACGCTAACTCTAGGGCGTGGAGTGGCGGTACTGTAAAAGTTTATGGATATTCTGCTTAGGACATTATGACAACACCACAAAAAACCATCCACGATTGCATCACAGGCGAAACTATTACGCGCGATTTAAACGCCGATGAACTTGCAGAACTTAAGGCAGACAAATTATTAACCGATCAAGCCGCCGCAGATGCGACAGCGCGCGCAACGGCTCGACAAGCATTGCTAGACAAACTAGGAATAACAGCCGATGAAGCCAAACTGCTATTTGGCTAGTTTTGCCATTGTCGTATTGTCAGCATGCACAGTCACCAAAACGAACGATGACACGATCTACAAAACCAAAACAGTAGAAAGGCCATGCCAAAATGTCACCGCGGACAGATGCGAGATTAGAAAATGAAGCCCTGCACGCTCGACTAGTTTTTATAGTAGGCGTAATCATGGCGTGCACATTCGCAATAATGGTTGTGGGCCTATTGTTCGGCATGCTGTTTGTAAACATGCCAGCGGAATTGTCGCCGCTTGACGGAAGCATTGTTGACCTACTTAGCACGATCAGCGTATTTTTGACAGGCGCGTTATCGGGTTTGGTGGCTTCGAATGGTATAAAGAAAAATGTTAAGGCTGAGACAGAGTGAAACCGTACACAATTAACGCCGCGCCAGTAGTTAAAGGCCCGCTAGCTGGGATGGATTACTGGGTCACCCGCGCTGTTGGTCATTCGGGCGGTTCGCTTTGGAATAACGGAACTTTTGTTTTGCGCGATGTCAAGGGCAAACCTGGCATCATCAGCAATCATTCAAAAGGTTTGGCGGTTGATTTGTCATATCGCAATATGCACAACGGGCGAAAAGTATCGCTGGCATTTATGGTCAAGCTTTTAGAAAACGCAGACACGCTCGGGATAGAACTTGTAATTGATTACGCGTTAAACAGGTCGTGGAAATGTGATCGCGCGACATGGAAGCCAGGTTCGTTTACAGCTGGGGATTGGTGGCATGTCGAAATTAACGCGGCTACAGCAAACAGCCGAGAACTAGCAAAACAGGCATGGGATAAGGTGTTTGGGGTAATCCCCACTATTAGTAAACCTGTGTAGTAATTTTGTCTTGACCGAGAAAGTCGAGGCAACATGCCAATTATCATTAAATCAGTTATCGCGTTTGCGTTATTTACTATCGGGTATGCAGGAAATATCCTGGTAGGTGACTTACCGCTAGAACCGAACCCGCCTGTCACAGCCCGCTACGGGCCTTCAGGGTCGTTTATAGGCCAGCAAAAGGAAATCTACCTATACATAGCACCCACAACCACAACCACGATTCCTGAGCCTGTTTACCGTCACGGCGAATGTGACTGGCTACCAGCTATGGCCTTGCGCGCTGGTTGGCGTGTCAAGCATTTAGGCAAACTAAAACAGGTGGCTTTGCGTGAATCGGGCTGTTGCCCGAATCGGCGTGGCGGTGACATGGTGGACAAAAACTGCAATATCACAGGCGTTAGCGAATGGTCGCACAGATCAGATTCAGGAATCCTTCAAAATAATGGGGTTAACTGGGATTTGTCTAGGAACCAGTACGCCCCGATTTGTTTAGAAATGGGCATATGCACACAGGAACCCTTACTAGATGCGTTCACAAATCTTCAGGCTGGGCTAGTGCTATTTAACTATTGGCAACGGGTCGCTGGCAACGGTTGGATTCCCTGGGATATATGCAACCGCACCAAAACATGCGGATAGACCTAAAGAAAATAGAACCTGGCTGGTTCGCGTTTGGAATAGGCCTATACCTGTACATGCTTAGGCTACTATCCATGTTTATATTAGATTAACCAAAACAACAGAAAGAAAAAAAATGAGCCGAGATGAAAACAAACCGAATTACGACTACCTAAACAGCCCGCTTTACTTTAAGTTACTGGGCGAACAGCTAAGCAAAATGAAGCCGCCAATCACAGAAAACATTGTCAAAGATTTAGAAGCCTGGGTTCTTGAATATGCGTTCGCTGACGGAAATTTAATTAGCGATCTAAAGCGCGCAATCATTGAAATCAAATATCAGAACCACATCATCAGCGAGCTTCGAGCGCAAATAGAAAACCTTGAAGCTGATGGTCAAATGATGTCAGATAGGTTACGCCGTGAGAATAGTTAATAACAAAAAAAATCAGGCCGTGTTCAATTTGACTAGCGACATGATCGCACAAGTTCATCAACAGGTGGCGGTGACAATGCAAGCAGGAAGTTTCGGAATTCCTATCGCAGGCAAAAAGCAAGATAATTTGTTTGTTGGCTATTGCGGTGAAATTGCGGTAGCAGAATATCTTGATGTTCCCTGGGAATCGGAATACATACAAAACAGGGCAAAGCAAGGCGATGTTATGGGCTACCAGGTCAAAACAACTTTACGCAATGACGGCAAACTATTAACAAACCCAAACAAAAACATTCACGGCGGCGCGATGCCAGCGGGAATATATATTTTGGTTACTTTAGATTCAAGCCAACAACTGGCAACCATTCGAGGGTGGGAAGATTCGCAAAATCTGTGGACAGCCGAACTATGGAACGCTGATATGCCTACCCCGTGTTTCGCGCAAGATCAGGAACACTTAAACCCAATGAAACATTTACCTGACACGCCACAAATGAAATCGTATAAAGCAAGCTGGGCATCATGAGAAGAAGTTATGACCCGAGTTACGGTAGCCGCCAACAGTTAAAAGACTGTCACGAACACGGAATGATAGTCGCGCGTGAACGCGACAAATTGAAAGCAGAAAACGCTGAATTAACAGAACGACTTAAAGAACTGACAGCCTTACTTAAATTCTTGACTGAACAAAACTTAGATGAGAGATCATGACCGAATTCAACGAACTTGAAAGCACTAATCAATACTTGGTCAATGCGCTAATTCTTGCGCGAAAAGCAAACGACATTTTGACAGAAAACAATCGCAGAATGGAACGGCTATTGATTAAAGCAATAAAAGATTTACAAGATGCAGACCGTTTAATGGGTGAACTTAAAAACAGCGTTGATAATTTGACAAACCTAGTTACTGCAAAGGCGGTCAAATCGTGAGCGCGTTTAACCTGGGCGATTATGTAGATGTACCTACAAGGCTTGCTGAAGCGTTGAAGCGTTGGCCTAATCTTCGAATACAGGAAACAAAACCAATCATTGTTGTAGTTGACAATCAACAATATGTTGAAATTAGTTGTACGGTTTGGCGCGATGAAACAGATTTACTGCCAATGATCGCCTATTGCTGGGAACCGATACCAGGCCGCACACCGTACACAAAAGGCAGCGAAATGATGAACGCATCAACGAGCTGTTTGGGGCGCGCGCTCGGATTCCTGGGGATGGGCATAGGTAAATCTATTGCTTCGCGTAACGAAGTTCAGGCCCGCCAACCATCACCAATAGCTGTAGTAGTACCAATGCGCGATGATCTAGAACAACCATTCGGTGACACAACAGACACCAAACAGTATGTTTCACCTAAACAGCGCGGCATGATTCGAGCGTTGGCATTTGAAAAAAAGATTGGCACAGCCGAGCTGATGCCATACATCAACAAACTATTAAAGAATGAGTATTCAAGCATTGAAGCGTTAAGCAAGCAAGAAGCATCGCAGGTCATTGAGTCGCTACAGAATTGACATACCGTTGACATACCGATAACTAATTACGGGCACGACCTACAGCGGTGCAACGCTGACTGGTAACACACGGTAAGCGTGGGTAGATGATCTATGTGGCAACACATGATCAGGCAAACATCAAAGATATGGGAGTGCGATTGAAGGCAGCGCATGGGGGGCTAGCGCACCAGGTCTATTCACAGCACAACTTAAGATGTAACATAAAACAAAACAACCGCACCGAACATGACAAACAACTTCACCAACCCACAACCGAAAGCAAGCGCGACAGCGCGCGCTAGCTAAAAAACATGGCACCCCACAGAAAAACACCCCACCGCAAAACAAACCCCAGCACAAGAAACACAGCACTATTCAAAAAGAACAGGCTACGCATACTCGAAGGCGGCCCACCCTGCCATTGGTGCAACGAACGCACAGCCACAACAGCTGACCATTTGATAGAAGAAGATAGATGGCCCGCACAAACCCCAGGATTAAACGAACTAGATAACTTAGTCGCCGCATGTAAACCCTGTAACAGTTCACGCGGTGCGCGGTACCGAAACATTAAACACTCAAAACAAATGACGGCACCCGATAAAAACGAAAAAATAAACACAAACACAAACAATTACACAAACAGTTTTTTTACTGATCAACAGAAGCC